AAGCTAAAGCAGAACTGATTACGCTATACAATGAGATACATAGAACGAGATATAAGACAACATCTAATTGCAGTAGTTGTATAGCTACTTGCTACAACGGAATTAAAAAGATAGTAGATACATTATGAAAACACCAAATTATTACAAAGGAACTTATTACAAAATGGAAGCACACGAAGTTATCGAAGACTTTTGTGGCAACAGTTATAACTTAGGTGTAGCACTAGCCTACTTAATGAGAGCTGGTAAAAAAGAAGATAACGATATATCTAAGGACATACAAAAGGCAATAGACCATCTTAACTTTGAACTTAAAAGGCAAGAGCATTTAAACGAAGAACAAAGTGAGTTAGATAGAATTAACGATAAGATATTTAAGTACAATGGAACGAGTACCTATTAATAGTATACGCAATAATCCTATTAATCCTAGATTAGTTAATAAGGCAAAATTCGAAAAACTAAAGAAGTCAATACAAGACTTTCCACAAATGCTAGAACTGAGACCAATAGTAGTAGATGACAAAGGGTATATACTTGGTGGTAATATGCGATACAAAGCATTAGTAGATTTAGGACATACAGAAGTAAACATAATAAGAGCCGATAAACTAACAGAGAAACAAAAGCAAGAGTTTATAATAAAAGATAACTTAGGCTTTGGCGATTGGGATTGGGATATACTAGCTAATGAATGGGATAGTGTAGAGTTAGAAGATTGGGGATTAGATGTATGGCAAAACGAAGATGATATTATTAATAGCTTTGATGAAGAAAATGAAGAACAACCAAAGGACAAAATAGTATGCGCCTTATGTGGTAAATAATTACAAAATATGACACCTATGCAAGATAGAACAGAGAAAGGTAAGATAGCGATGCTAGAAGCATTAGAGAAAACATTGGGAGTAGTTACATCAGCTTGTAAGTTAGTTAATATTACAAGAGAAACACATTATAGATGGTTAAAAGAAGATGAAGCATATAAGTTAGCAGTTAAGAGTATTGATGATGTAGCGATAGACTTTGCAGAAAGCCAACTACACAAACAGATAGGTAAAGGTAAAACACAAGCCACTATATTCTACCTAAAGACTAAAGGCAAGAAAAGAGGTTATGTAGAGAAACAAGAGTTAGATATATCAGGAGAGTTTAAGCCTATCACAATAACTCTAATGCGAGATGATGAAAGCGAAACTAACGGATAAACAATGGTTAGCGATTGACTACCTAACAGACAAGACCACAACAGAAGTACTGTATGGTGGTGCTGCTGGTGGTGGTAAGAGTTTCTTGGGTTGTGCTTGGATTATATGGTTATGCACTTCACACGATGGCATCAGATGTATGATAGGTCGTAGTAAGCTAGACAGCCTAAAGAAAACAACACTGAACACTTTCTTTGATGTATGTAGTCAATGGGGGATAGAAGCCAACACACATTACAAATACAACGCATCAAGTAACATCATTACGTTTTACAATGGTTCAGAGGTTATACTAAAGGACTTATTCCAATACCCGTCAGATAGGAACTTTGATAGTCTAGGTTCATTAGAACTTACTGCTGCATTTATAGATGAGTGCAACCAAATAACAGAGAAAGCTAAACAGATAGTAAGCAGTAGGATAAGATACAAGCTAGACCAATACAATCTAATACCAAAGGTGCTTATGACTTGCAACCCTAGTAAAGAATGGGTATATAGTACGTTCTACAAACCACACAAAGAGAATAGGCTACCTGAATATCGTAAATTTATACAATCGTTAGTAACCGACAATAGACATATCTCTAAGCACTATAAAGACCAGCTTGAGAAACTAGACCACATAAGTAAACAAAGACTACTATATGGCAATTGGGAGTATGACGATAGTGAAGATAAGCTAATAAACTATAACGCTATTCTAGGTGCATTTGAATTACAAGACACTCTTAGTGGCACAACCTACATAACTGCTGATATAGCTAGGTTTGGTAAAGATAAGACAGTAATAATCTATTGGAATGGCTTACGAGCCGAATACTTTAAGGTGCTAGACACTAATAGTATTACACAAGCAGCAGATGAGATACGCACAATACAGAGAAACTACAACGTAGCACTAGGTAATATTATAGTTGATGATGATGGTGTTGGTGGTGGTGTTAAGGATATATTGAGATGTAAAGGCTTTGTAAACAATTCTAAGGCACTTAAAAAAGAAAACTATATCAATCTAAAGACACAATGCTATTATGCGCTTAGCGATGCTCTAAATAAGTCTAAGGTGTATATTAACTGTACTAATATAACTCACAAGAATTATATTATACAAGAATTAGAGCAAGTTAGGCGTAAGAACTTTGATAAAGATACTAAGCTACAACTGATAAGTAAAGATGAAGTTAAGAGTGCTATTGGTCGTTCTCCTGACTTTAGTGATGCTTTAGCTATGCGTATGTACTACGAACTAAAACCACAAGGTGTGTACTATGTGCAATAGTTGTAAAACTATGTATAAATACGTACAACTACGTACAACTACGTAAACTTGTGTAAACCTAATATGTAAATATATGTAAACCTACGTAAACCTAATTAAAAAAAAAGAGTGGCTATTAGCACACTCTCTCTTTACAAACTAAAACAATTAAATGTTTCAAAACTTTGCAAGTATACTCAAATTTTAATTTTTATATTTTATATTATGGATTTAGTTATTAACAACACAAATTACTCTATACCTACAAGCTGGTCGCAAGTATCTCTTGGTAAGTATATGGACTTTATGTTAAGTGTAGATGGTGTTGAAGATGAGTTAGAAAAAACGATAGCTACTATTAGTGCTTTTACTAATGCACCTAAGAAACTATTACAAGGTTGTAAGAAGTCAGATATAGATGCAGTAATGGAACAACTAGCAAAGCTAATGGATAACGAAGTTAATAAAGACCTTAACCTAATTATCACAATAGATGGTATAGATTATGGCTTTCACCCTAACTTACACGAACTAAAGCTAAAAGAGTTTGTCGATTTAGATAATAAACTTGGAGATGGCTGGAGTGCTATGGATAGTGTAATGGCTATCTTATACAGGCCTATTACAGAACAAAAGGGTGATAAGTATAAGGTAGAGGAATATGACTTTAGAACTGCTAAGAAAAGAGCAGAGATATTTAGAGATAACCTAAGTGTAGATACTGTTAATGGTGCAGCTAGTTTTTTTTTGACTATCGCAACGGATTACATAAGCACTATGCAAGTTTATTCAAAGAACCTATCGAGGCGAGAGAGGCGCAAACTTTTAAAACAGAAGAAGAACAATTTGAAGAAAAATATGGCTGGTACAGTTTAATTTATAATTTAGCTAATGGCGATATATTAAAATTTGATGAGGTGTTAGAGTTATCGGTAAACGAATGCTTTAACTTCTTAGCGTACCAAAAAGATTTAACACACATACAGAATAGAAGATGATACTAACGACAGGAACAGAGATTAAAAACGTAACACTTCAAATGCTTTATAGGATATTTGAAGAAATAGGTAGTAGTCATACACAAATACAAACCACTACAATAGGCGATATATTTGAGATTGACTTAACAGAAACTACATACCCACTACTTCACGTTTCTACTGCTACTGCTAACTTTGCACAACACACACTAACATATAACTTTCAGTTTATAGTTATGGACTTAGTAAGCAAAGATGAGAGTAATGAGAGAGATGTACTTAGTGATACGCTAGAAACTATTGGTGATGTAATTAGTTTGCTTAAAAATCAAACTGCATCGTTTGAACGCATACCTGACTTCCAAACAGAAGTAGCTATAAGTCCTAGTGTTAGTTGTGAGCCTTTTACAGAGAGGTTCGATAATGAGGTAAGTGGCTGGACTGCTAGTATCAGTATAGAGGTTGGATTTAATGCAAGTAGGTGTGATGGAGATGTGGCTTATGAATAAATACGCTAACTATCTTAGAGTGAGTGGGTTACACGATTTGCGTAACAACAAAAGGACACAAACAAGAATATATACACTATATAATATATATATATAGATATATAATAGTAATATAATAATAATATATAATAAAGAAAAAAAAATTAAAAAATGGCAACAACAATTACACCAGCTACATTAACGGTTCAGATAAAAGAAGAAATCACGTTAGGTGGCACAACTTACGACCAAACAATTACTAAGAGTATAGCAAGTATTGGTAACTATTCTAAAAGACAATTTACTATTACTGCTGGTGCATCACATAGCATAGCAGAGTTTTTAGATACAGTTACCAACGATGCTTACGATACAGATGATTTAAAGTATATTAGATTGACTAACTTAGATGACACCAATGCAGTTATAGTAACTATCGCTGGTGATAATGAAGCAGCAGCAATAGAGTTAGAAGCTGGTGCATCTTTTCAAATGTTTGATAGTAAATTAAGTGGTTCTACAAGTAAAGCAGCTATTACTACTGTTGATGATGTAGAGATTATATATGTTCATAACGCATCAGGTGGTGCAGACGTAGAATTAGTAGTAGCAACTGCATAATGAGTAACGTAGATAAAGTATTAGACACCTTTGGTAAAAAGGTAGTACAGACTGCTAGAGGTATATTAAACGCTAAGGGTAAAAATGCTAGTGGCGATTTAGGTAGTAGTCTAGGGTACTTTATCAAGGTTTATCCTAGTGGTGCAGTAGATATGTCTTTTGTAGCAGAGGGTTATGCTAAGTTTGTAGATAAAGGTGTTAAGGGTAGTAAGTCAAGTGCTAAAGCACCTAAGTCACCTTACAAGTTCACAAGTAAGCAACCACCATCTAATGTAATTGACAAATGGGTAGTTAGAAAGGGTTTGCAAGGCGCAAGAGATGATAAAGGTAGATTTATACCACGTAAAAGTATGGTTTTTCTAATAGCTAGAAATATTAAGTTATATGGTGTTAAGCCTAGCAATTTCTTTACTGATGCTTTCAATGTAGCATATAAAGATTTGCCACAAAAATTTATAGATGCCTACGCAAAAGATGTAACACAATTTTTAAAATTTGTAAGTAAAGAAATAGAATAATGGCAGTAAATTTAAGAACAACAATGCAAGGCAACGCACAATACCTTGCCCCAGCTTATTCAGATATAGTAATATATGCAGAAGATATACCACCAATATTATTTAATCAACAAGTAGCTGGTGTAATATCTAACTTAAAATATATTTGTGTAGTATCAATTAATGCTCAAACAGTAGCAACACTTAAAGCACCTACTGATAGTAATGATAAAGCATTATTTAGAATATCATCTATATTGCAAGATTATACAGAAACAGATAAGAGCGGTTATGATTTAGACTTTGTAAATAGTACATTTAATACTGACACAATGTATGAAAACAACCACGCTATACATCAGATAGACAAGTATGCAAGAAATAGAAACAATCTTAATAATTGCACTTGCTTAGGGGGTTATGAATATACTAATAGTAGTGGTACTACCATACAAGAGTTTTCTATTGGTACAGGTGTTAATTTTAACTTTTTTAATTCAGTATTACAGCACAATGCTGGTTATAGTACAGAAGATTTTAGTGATTATCTATTAACAGGGGGTACTAAGAAATTTTTAACTAAGTTCCCACAAAACTTTGCTGGTACAGGTTTATCAGGTCAGAAAATACAAGCTGGACAATATCACACGATGGCTTTTTTAAATGGTAAGCATTACTTAGATAGTGAAGTAACTAGAATAAGAATTAGAACCTATAATAGTTCAGATACTATGTTAGGCACTCAATATGTAGATAACACTACACTAAATGGTGGTGCGCCATTCGGTTCAGATATTACTGCTAACATTTTTACAGGAACAAACAATACAGATGAGGGTTTATTATACTTTGGCTGTGGTACTGCTCAATTAACACAATTAGGGGTTAGCCTTAATAACGTAGCTTACTATACTGTAACTGCACTAAATGTAAACGCATCTGTTAGTAAAGTTTACTATTTTACTATACAAGATGCAGACTGCAAAGGATATGAAACTATTAGGTTAGCATTTTTAAATAGTCTAGGTGCTTGGGATTACTACAACTTTACTAAGAAGTCAGTAAGAAAGACACAAATAAATAAGACTGCTATAAAACAAAACTATGGTACTATACCACGTTATGCAACCACTTCTGCTGGTGATGCTTTCAACGCTGACTATTACAATCAAGGTACTTATGATGGTGGTACAAGAGCATTTAACGTAAACGCAATAGAAACCATAGAAGCTAATACAGACTTTATTACAGAAGATGAAGCAGAGATATTAGAAGAATTGTTTTTAAGTCCTGATGTTTATATGCAGACAGGTACTACATTTGAGCCTGTTGTCATAAATGAAACAGAATACATAAAGCAAACTACTGCTAACGATATGTTAAAGCAGTATATCATAACAGTAGA